GCTGCCGTCCGTCACGCGCACGCAGCGGAAATTCTGCGCGCCCTGCTGCACGGCGGTCGCAAGCTGCGTGCCCATGTCATAGAGACGCGGCATGACCGGGCCGAAGCTCGTCGCATATTGCGCCATGCTGCCGATGGTAACGGGCTGGCCGACCGGCCCCCAGCTGGCGGTGCCGACGATGCCGAGAATGTCCGTGGGCACGCCATTGAGCAGCAGCGTCTGCGGCGGCACGATCTGCACATAGAGGTCGGGCACCACCAGCGCCGTCGTGTTGATGGCGCCCTGTTGAACGATGGGCATGGGGTTTCCTTGGGTTTAGCCGAGGAGAGGCGAGAGGGCGCCGGCGGGGCTGGAAAGCGTCCCGGTTCCGAACACCATCGCCGGCTGCGCGGCAGTGAGGGTGGTGGCGTAGTCGGCGGCGTAGATGAGATCGCGGCGGTAGAGGGTGGCATTCTCGAATTCATCGAAGCTGCCGCCGCCCGCGAGGGTGACGCGGGCGGCGGTACCGTCGGCGAGCGTCAGGAAGCTTGTATTGGCCATTGTGGCATCGATGGCGGCAGCAACCTGGTCGCGCAGGATCGGGTCAGGGCACCAGCAGCTGACGCGGAAGCTCTGCTTCTGGCGCCGGGTTTCGCGGAATGCGTTCTGCGCCTGCTCGACCCGCGCGAAGAGCCTGGAGGCGGCGGGTATAGTCAGGGAGGCGCCTGCGATCTGCACGATCTGGCCGGCGGCGATAAGCTGGGCGGCCAGTGCGGCCGCGACCAGCGCTGTCGTGTCGCCGGTCTGCACAAGATAGACATAAGTTGCCCCGTCAACAGCGATGCCCGCCATCTGCCCGGCAGCCGTGGTGCCGGCGAAGGTCACCGTGGTGTTCACCACGGAGACCGTGAGCGTCGATGGCGTAGCTGTCGCGACATTCCATGCCGTGGGATAGCGCGTGGTGTCGCGCGGCGCGCCGCTCGGGAAGACGCTGACATTGACAATGCCGTCCGCCAGAGCGGCATGCAGCGCGGTGCTGACCGGCCAGCCTCGATAGACGCGGATGGTCACGCTGCCGGAGCCGATGATCGAGGTCTCGGTGGCGCCATTAGGATAGAGCGTGGCGCTGATCGCGGCGACGAGCGCGTTCTCCACATCGGATTGATCGGCCATCAGGTCACCGCCTGTGTCGCTGTGAGACGCCAGCCAAGCTCGGTCTTCTCCACGGCGGTGATCACGGCGCGCGTGCCGGTCTCGTCCGTCATCAGATCGTCCTGTCGGAGTTCGACGGCCTGCGGGCCGCGGAGCGCCGGCAGCAGTACCGTCCAGCTTGCGGGCCCTGGCTCGCCAGGCAGCGCGCCGCCGCCGCGGGCCCCCGCGCCGGCAGCGAGAACGCTTGCCGGCCAGGCGTCCAGGAGCACGGTCTCCGCACGCTGCTCGACCCCGCCATAGCCGTTGGTGCCGGGCTTGCGCGCGCCGTCGGCGCGGGAGAAACGCAGGATGCGGTTGGTGAGGACGCAAACGGTGGGCAGCAGCGGTGGCTGCGCGGCGATGAAGAAGGTTCCGCGCGCACCGCGCAGATAGTCGCCCGGCTGGGTATAGGCGGTATCGTGGATGGCGAACCACAAGGGCTGGCCGTAGCGGGCGCTGCGGTGCCAGTCGCGGTCCTCGCCATGGAAGGCGACGTTCAGGCGCAGGAGCGCATTGGGCCGCGCCATGGGATTGATCGCGCCGCTGGGGCGGAAGGCGTCATAGGCTTCCCCGATGCGGAACGCGGCCTGACCCATGCCGCGCGCGACACGGTCATTCAAACGGTTGGCGTCCATCACACCACCAAGGTGATGCCGGGATCGGCGAAGGCGGGTCCCGGCGGCACGCCCAGGAAGTTGCAGAGCCGGCGCCGCCATTCGTCGAGCAGCTTGAACCGGTCGCGCACCTCGTCCTGGTTGCGGGTCCAGACGGCGGCCATGTCGGTATCGAGATTCTGGCCCGCCTGCGGCACGGCGATCTCCAAACCGCGCAGCGTGCCGAGATAGGTGCGGCAGACTGCCTCCTCCGCGCAGGAGAGGTTGTTCAGGCGGTATTCCAGCAGGCCATAGGCCTGGAAGAAGCGCCAGCCCTGGAAGCCGCTGGCGCCTGCTCCATAGGCCGGGTAGCCGCAGAAGCGCCGGATGTCGGTCTTCTCGGCATCGGTGAAGCCCATGGCTGTCATCCTCAGTAGACGGAGCCGGAACCGCGCGTCAGGAACACCGGCCCCGTGCCGGTACTCAGAATGACCGCGGCGGCAGCGACGGTTGCACTCACGCCCAGCAGGACGCGGCTGGACGCGGGCACGGGCAGGTCCGAAGTCGTCGCCGTCAGCGTCGTGGTGGCGCCGAGCCGCAGGAAGGCCGTGCTGGTGCTGCCGTTGTAGACGAGCAGCGACGGCCCGGAGCCGCTGATCGCCACCGCCGTGCTGCTGGTGCTGGCGGCGACGCTGACGGTGGCTTCAGGGTTGAAGGCGGCGATGCTGCCGCTGGCCATGGCGGTTACCCCGCATGCTCGACCATCACCGCGCGCTTGAAGGAAGCATTGGTCGCGGTGGGGATCGTCAGTGGCGTCGTCGTCGTGTCGGAGGGGGCGCAGAAGCCACCAATCCAGTACCAGCTCTGGGCGATGATCTGTTGCAGGCGGTCGATCGGCTCGCGCGTCACCATGGCGACCGAGTCGACGATGGTCACGATGGAATCCTTCGGTGCCACGTCATCGGCGCCGATCCCTGCGAAGTCGCCTTCGATCAGCGCGCCCTGGCCGCAGATGATCGGCCGCCGGACATTGAGGCCGGCGATGGTCGGATGCTGCTGCACGAAGGCCTCGGTCGTCGGGATGAAACGCAGGCCGAGGAAGTCATTGACCATGCCATCGTGAAACACGGCATTGCTGGAGGTCGCACCCGTAAACAGGGTCTTGAAGTCGGGGTCAGCGAAGAGCTGCCGGGCCGAGACCGGGTCGAGATAGCAGTTGTAGACACCGTCGATCTCCGGCACCGCATTCTTCCGGAGCGTGGCGACGGCATCGAGCAGATTGCCCATCGTGAGGCTGTCGTTCGCCTGGATCAGCGACGTGTTGGTGCGGCCGGCGGGGCGCAGGATGGCGCTCGCCGTCGCCGCCTGGACGGAGCTGTATGCGGCACCATCGCTGACGCTGACATTGCTGCTGAAGGTGAGCAGACCGGAAATGCCGTTCGGTGCCGTCGAGACATTGGTGGCATCCGCCGTTGCGCCGACGAGGGTATAGATATCGGCACCGACGGTGACGGCGAGCGGGTTACTTGCTGATACCGGCACCTGAAGCCCGTTGACGAAGCCCGTCTGAAAGCCGCGGATGTCGTCGACGGCGATGGTCGGGCCAGCGCTCGTGAGCGCGGTCATCACCCGCGTATTGCCGCCGAAATAGGCATTGAACAGCGCATTGCGCGACAGCTCATCCAGGCTGCGTGCCGCCTGCTCGCCATTGGTATAGGCATTCTGTAAGAACTGGCTGGCGATGCCGACGCGGCTCGTCACCATGTTCAAATCCGCTGTCGCCGCGTAGAAATTCAACGTGAGCGTATACTGCTCGACGCCCCAGCTCGTCGGCGTCAGGCCGTTGTCGAGATTGGTGTTGGTCGCGGGCGCCAGCGGCGTGGTGACGCTGGGCTTGAGCCCGGCGCGGGTTTTCGTGAGCGTCTCGCCGATGCCGACGGCGATCTCTTCGCGGTCAGCGACGGCGCGGTAGCCCAGCCGGGAACGCAGGGCTTGCTGGAACTCGCGCTCCAGGAAGCCCTGCTGGATGATCGGCTGCAAGGCCGGGGGGAAGTTCTGGATGCCCATCGCGATCCTCTTGGGGTTGTGCGGTCAGTGACTTGGTCAGGGCCGGCCTGGGCGGGTTTGAGCCACCGAGGACGGCGCAAATCGGGTGTGCGTCAGATCCGACGGATCAAGGCCGCGCGTGCGGCGCGGTACTCCTCGGGTGTCATGTCGGTCGCCTGCTTCGCGCGTGGCGGCTGCGATGGCGGGGGCACCGCCGTTGTCGTGCTGGACGCAGCGCCGAACAGCCAGGGTTTCGTCCGGCGAAAGCGATCCATTAACGCGGCTGCGCCGGCGACCTCGCCGTGTTCCCCGACAGTGAGTGTCGAGGTGTCGAGCAGCTTGAGACCGTCAAGATCGACCATTCCGGCCCGCACGGCTTCCGCCTTCAACTCGGACATCAGGAGGTTGGCGCGCGCCTGCTCCGACAGCGATCGGACCTGCTGCTCCAGCTCCGCGGCGCGCGCGCGGAGGGTTTCCACCGTCTCCGTATCAGAATTAGATGGTTCAGGATTCGTCATTCGGGTGCTCCTTTGCGATCCGATCGAGCTCCGCTGCCACATCCTCGATGCCGTATTCGTCGGCTATGGCGCGGATGGCGGTCTCGCGGCTGATCTGTCCAGCCTTTGCAAGCGTCGAGAGGGTTTGCGCTTCCGCCAGTTGATCGGCGGCGCTCGGCGGATACCAGCGTGGCCAGTCCAGGGAGAGCCGGGTGCCGGGCTCCATCTTTGGCGCCGGTCGGCCGAGGACCGTGAGCGGATAGCGTGCCGCCGCCGCCATGATCATGCGCACCAGAGCGAGAAGGCCGTTGTCCCCGTAGGAAATACGGAGATTGTCGGCAAGCCAGATGAGGCCTTGGTTCATCAACTCCAGTGCGCGGCCGGATTGGGCGGCGGCGATGCGGTCCGCCGAGGAGCGGTTGCCGTGTACGCTTTCCAACGCCAGTTCCCGCAGGACACGGACATAGTCGATCACTGCATTCGCTGCCGTTCCGCCGATCTCGAGCAGGCGCGCGTCGCCATCCTTGCTCACGACCAAGGCGTTCCCGGCACCTTTGATAATCTCCCGGTCCGTGGTCGCCGGCTCCTTGATGAGCAGCGTTGGATCGGAACTGTAGGTCAAGCCGCGGCCAGCCTGCGACAGCTGGTAGTCGATTTCGATGCTGGTCTCGACGGCCGCGCGAAAGGTGCAGGCACCGTCGATGCCGTCTCCGCCGGGCAGGTTGCGGATCCAGACGATGGGCACGAAGCCGAGACCATGGCGGACAGTGCGGCTGGTATCGATCTGCGGGCCGCCGAGGGGGACGATGCCAACAGGCCAGGGCAGAAACCAGGTCTCTGTCTCGGCGTCCCAGCGGCGCATGAACCAGTAGTCGACGGTTGGCTCCGGGATGTCGTAGCCCTGTGCGGCGAGGAGCGCGCCGCGCACCTTGTATTGCTCGGTCACGCTCTCCAGCGTATCGGGCGCGTCGGCGCGCCAGGCTGGTGTAAGGAACAGGCTGTCGATAGCGGACACGTAGACGCGGCCCTTGAGGATGCGCAGCAGGAGCGCCACGGAGCCGACCGAGCCGCGCAACGCCGCATCGATCATGAGGGCGTTGAGGCCGGCATCTCGGACGAGATCGGCGAGGAAGTTGCGCAGGTCGAGATCGGCACAGACGATGGCAGGGAAGTGGCCTTCGCTGAACAGAAGCGCCACGCTATCTTCGACCACCGTGCGGCAGAGCGCATAGCGGATGGACGGGCGGCGCTGGCGAATCGGGATATACTCGCCGCCGGCGCCACGTTCCTCATGGAACTGGTAGGGCAAGGCGTCGTAGATGGTTCCATTGAGGACACGACGAAGCACATCCAGCGTGCCGACGCGCGCCGGATAGTCGGGGTCGCGCGGGATCAGCGCGCGGATCGCGTCGAACATCGTTTCATGTTTCCGAGAAAAGTGCGGCGGCGTGGCTCACGTGATCGGCGCGGCGTGCCGCGCGCGGGTCGGTCCGACCTGCCTAAGCCGAGTTACGCCTTGGTGAGTTATTCAGCGTGCGAGCAGCGGAACATGCACCCGACGCGTGGGAGCGGCGGGTGAGACGAGGCTCATGAACGCCCGGGACAGTGCATCCACCTGGTCGTCCTTGCGCCCGTGGGGAAAGTCTCTCAGTTCCTCAAGGAAGATCCGATTCCAGCCGGCGCGCAGCAGCCGCAGATTGCCAGCCTCGACCTGCGCCGCCACGGGCGCGGCGCGGGTCAGCTTGGCACCCGTCTCGGGCGATGCACGCACCGTGAAACCGGCGAGCTTGCGCGCCAGATAGGAGGTCTGCGCTTGGCCGGCCTGACCCGGGTCCTGCGGCAAAGCCACGACGACGGCGGCGCCATCTCTTTGTGCGGTCGTCACAATGGCCGTCTCTACCTCGCCCGGCGAGCCGCGCAGCCGCTGGATATCGGTCACGACGAATCGTTCATCCGCATCGCGCTCCAGGCGTAGCCCCACGGTCCAATCCGGGTCCTTGCCCGGTGCCGGCAGCGCCGCCGCCAGATCCCAGGCCCGCACGGCCAGGCTGTCGGCGGGCGCCCTTTCGCAGATGCCAATCCGCTCCGGCATGAAGAGCCCGCCCGAGGGCGGACGGGGATCCTGCTGGAACAATGCGGCGAAGGCGCGCTCACCCATCGCGGTCCGCTTGCGGACCAAGGCGGCGGCATCTTCCCAGGTCGGCCACAGGGCCTCGCCCTCGGCCCTGCCCATGGGGTCAGGCACCACCGCCAGAGCCGGGAGACGCAACACAGACCAGCCCGGTTCCATATCCAGGATCCGGCCGCCGAGATCATCCTGGTGCCAGCGAGTCATCACCAGCACCACCCGCCCGCGCGGCTTCAGCCGGGGCAGCAAATCCGAGCGATACCACTCCCAGGCATGCTCGCGGCACATCGGAGAATCAGCCTCGGCCCAGGATTTTACGGGGTCGTCGATGATCGCGAGATCGGCCCGCCGCCCGGTGATCGGCCCGCGGATACCGGCCGCGAAATACTCGCCACCCGCACTGGTCCGCCAGCGATTGGCGGCACGCTCGTCGAGGGAAAGCTTGTAGTCCAGAACGGCGCTATGCTCCTGCACCAGGGCGCGGGTGCGGCGGCCGAAATGGCTCGCCAGGCTGTCCGTATGGCAGGCCATGATCAGGGCCGAGCGCGGATGCCGCGCTAGATACCAGGCCGGGAACAAGACGGAGACATAGGTCGATTTCGCCGAGCCCGGTGGCATGAGCACCATCAGCCGGTCCGTTTCGCCACGGCTGACTGCATCAAGCTCCGCCATCAGTCTCCGATGATGGGGCGCAGGCGTCTGCTCGAGTTGTTCAAGGACGAACTCGGCCCATTCGACAAGGCCGAGATCCATGAGCCGGTCAGGATCCTTCAGATCGTCAATGGGAAGATTGCCGTGGCTTCTCTGTGGCAAAGAAGCGTCGTTCTTATGAAAAGAACTAGAGGCCCCGGATTTGCAGGCTGTCGACCGAGCGACACATCAAGGCATCATATAAATTTATATAGGGATTTTTGGGGCGTTTGTCTATAAAAAATTTACTAGTCCGAAACAAATTTACGCTGCCAGCGCTTCCTCGAAGATTCCGAACCTCTTCATATAGCCGGCGAAGAATCCGCGCTCGCGCTGAGCGTCGAGACCATGATCGGCAAAGCGATACACATTGCGGGCGTAGCCGCCGCGCGTCTCGCGGTTCATCTCTGTCGTGATTCTCCGGACCGCATCGTCACCCAGGCGCATCCCAAAATGCGCGTAGAGACGCGCGATCGTGCCGAGCGGATTGTCCGTCAGTTCCCGGTAATGGATGTGGCAGATCGCGCCGCCGCTGCGATCGCCGCCGGCCTCGTTTGTGTCCGCGGCACGCATCATGGCCTCCACGCCCTGATGCCAACGACTTGCCACCTGCGCACCGATTTCCGAGAGGTCCTGGCGCTCGGTGAAGGGGTTCCGGAGGATCTCGGTCAGCTTGGCGACGGAGGGGAGCACTTTGAGCGGATCGCGATGCAGGAACACGATCCGGGCGTCCGGATAGATGCTGCGCACCGCATCCAGGGCGAAGACATGATCCGGGCATTTCAGTACCCACTGCACCTGCTCCGGGTTATCGCCGGTCTGATGCTGCAGATGCTGCAGGAAGCGCTTGTGGAAGCGGTAGGCAAGGGCGTGGCCATGCCGATCCTGCCAGGCAAGATAGCTCGGGATCCGGAAGGTCGTATCGAAGCGCAGGGACTGGAACACCTGGGCGGTGATTTCCGTGCATTCCTGCGGCATCCGCGCGGTCAGGGGATGCACCTCGCGGAACCCCGGCGCCATGCGCGCGAAGGTGCGGAGCTCGCGTTCCGTCTGTTCGATACGGCGGTCGCGCCCGTGCTCGGGCGGGTAGGGCGCCATGGTCTGCCAGCAGCTGGGGCTGCGCATCATAGGATCGCAGTCGAGCAGCCGGTGCAGGAAGGTTGTGCCGCTGCGCGGCAGCCCCGTGATGATGAGCGGGTGACGGATGGGGGTTGCGGTGATGCCGGGTGCGCGGGTCTCCTCGCGTCGCATCCGCAGCAAGTTGCGCATGCAGCGGATCGTGTCCCAACGGACGGCAAGGCGACCCACCAGGGAGAGGTTGGCTTCCGCTTCCAAGGCGGAGAGGAGGATCATCAGCCCCTCGCCGAACTGGTCAGGCCCAAAGTCCGGCCCGAAGGCAGTTTGATCCTCTCCCGCCAGAGCCTGCCGGATGAGCGTCGCCGCGTCGAAGGGTCGCCTGCCCAGGCCGGTCGCCCGCGAGATTCGGTCGGCCAGGTGCAAGGCGGAGGTCGCGATGGTCACGGCGGAGCGTTTTCCTTGAGCAGGCCCACGCTGCTACCGACAAGGCCGAAACCGGTCAAGCAATGGGGGCCTTCTGCCGTGAGCAGGCGAGCGTGCCGCATTTGACGTTCAAGCCCCTTCACGAGCGCGAGGGTTAGCCCCTTTACGTCAAACAAGAACAATAAAATCAGCCATTTGGGAGGTCGGACCGCGATTCCGTCAAGCGCGCAACCGAGCCGCAGACGGGTGCGAATTTAGGGCTTGCGGCACGCGGCATCCCCGCCATGCGCGGCCTTGGTTCCGTCTGCGCCATCTTCTCCTCAGCCGCAATCCGGCGGAGTGCAAATAAAATGATGCGAATGCCCTCGGCATGCCAGCGCTGGATGGCCTTGTGGTCGGCGCGGAGCAGTTCCGCCAGACGGCGCCACGAATAGAGGTGCCGGCCGCTGGTGGGATGAACGAGGGCACGACACCCCACGATGCGCCGTAGCACGTATCGATCCTGCGGGATCAGGGCCAGATATCCCATCGCCTTATCCATGCGGCTGATCCGGCTGGCGGAAGGCATCGGCGGTCGCACCTCGGCCGCTGACCAGCCATAGGCTTCGGCGGCCTCTCGCAGGATCGGCAGGGCGGATATCTTGAGGCCGGGAGAAAAGCCCGACGGCGGCAGCGACAGCAGGGTTGCGCCCGCCTCTTCCAGCACGGCGATGAGTCCTTCATATTCTGGCGGTAGCTCGCGGGCCGGCCGGGCGCGGCGAGTCTGGGCCTTGGCCGTCGTGGATCGGCCTGATGTCGATTCGGATGCGGACATGCGGCGTGACCTCCTTCTGGAACAGGCGATTGTGTCAGGGGATGTGAAAGTAGGGCGCGCCGTCCAGCACCGTGCCGGCGGTCAACAGGCCCCAACTCAGCGGGTGTCCCGCTGGCAGGGCCCCTCGGCCGGCTTCGGGCGAGTCGTGTTCAGCCGGCGTCTCAGCGATTGCCGCGGCACAGACACCCTCGGTCGGAGCCGGCGGGCACGCGGAAAGCATTGCGAAGTCTGGGCGCAGCCCACGATTCAGGCTTGAGAAGACGGTGCCCGGTCCGCTACCGTCCATTCGTGTGCCGCAACGTAACTGAGCTGCCATGACATGTTCCGGGTTTTGAATTGATTTCGAAACGTTAGTCTAACTAACTTTTTCAGGCAAGAGAAACTTGGTGCGCAAGCTTCGCCCTGATCGTGCGGTGTCGGACGCCTCGTCGCCGGATGCGGCGGCTACCCCGGCCGTGGAGGGTGCGGCCACCCGCATCCGGGAGATTCGCCGGTCTCTGGGCATGACGCAGGATGAGCTTGCACGTCGAGTCGGCGTTTCCCGGAGCGCGATCGCTCAATGGGAGACGGATCGAACAGGGCAAGTGCGCGCTAACCTCGCGCGGGTTGCGGCGGTCCTCGGCGTGTCGATCGGCTATCTCCTGACCGGTGATAACGACGCCGGACTTGTTCATGTTGAGACAGCTGACGAACGGGCGCTGCTGAGCCTCTATCGCCAGATCAGGGAGCCCGGCCGCGCGGAACTGCTGCGCAATGCTCGCCGCATAGCCGCCATACAAAGCCCGGGTTCGAACGTAACGGATTGA